TCCTCTACTGAAGCATGATACTTACCGAAAGCTTTATTATAGAACTGCTGTGATGGTTGTTGGCCTTCTAGGATCTTTTGTATCTTACCTGGCGTATAGTTAGCTTGTATAGCCTCTATCATGACGTTACCAAGAAGCTTTTGCGCACGGTCCAGGTTATCGAAGAGGCCCTGAAGGGTGGTTAATCCAGCGCCCTGTCTGAGCATTGATAAGATGCCCGCTTTGTCATCGACTGCGGCACCCAACAACTCTTCATTAACACCAGAGATCTTCATGATCTCATTGCCGAGCGCTTCTGATACCTGCATCATTGATGGCGGTATTGAAGGCGCCATGATCTGCTCGGCATCAGCTAAGTTTGCAGTAGACTTAATCGCAATGCTTCTACCTTGTCCTGCTAGTGAATAGAGATCCTTAACGTTTACAACACTGCCCTCTTTATACTTCCAACCGCTCGTAACCTGACTCTCCAATATATCGAGCTCAATGACTTTACGTCTATTATAGAGATACTGGGCATCGCGCAGGTTGCGCACCACCCCTTGTATTCTATATTGGAAATAAGGACTCTGTGGATTGTAATAAGTAAATACAGGTATGAAAGGCCAAGAATCTATGCCGAGTGGGTTTGGCCCGTCGAATAGTACTTTTCCTTGAACGACTATAGCTACTTTAACCGTCGGAATGTCTGACTCTATAACGGTTACTTCTGGATAAGCAGCTAAGTATTCATCAAGGCGTTCTTTGTCGTCTGACTTCCATTCCAGGGTTTCGCCTGTTTTGGTATCGACGAGTAATTTTTGCTTACGATAGTCACGATAATAGAACTCATCATAGGTTAAAAGGTTCTTGTAGGCATAACCGTATGATTCGGGCATAAACTGGAACTTTCCGTCACGGCCGGTTCCTGACTCGTTGCCTATGAGTCCAAGGATCTCTTCTTCATGGTCGGGCATAAGGGAGATGCATTCACGGCGAGTAAGAAACGAACGCTTCCATATACCGTTGCAATCAGATAGATCAGCCTTGCGAAAGAATGGATCAATAAGGAAGCTATTATAAGCGCAGATATCAACTTTTATGTTTCCTGATACGGGATCTTCACGGTAGTCAATCCAGAGCTGCAATAGGTTCATGCCGGTTACCAGGGCACCATGGAATGCATCGGATATGGTCTCGAGAACACCTTCTTGTTTATGAATATTAAGTAACACTTTAGTAAACTGATCGGCAGTATCCTGATCAGCATTTTCTACGGGAACGACGATAGTCGATTTACGGTTTCTGCGTTGGTGGCCGCCTATCATGCTGACGACAGGGCGTATGTGGTTGAAGTTGAACTGACGTCGGCTGACTGCTGGTAGATTGCCATACAGGTCATTCCATAACGTCTGATCACCTACCTCAAAACGTGTGTCCTGATCAGCTTCAGACCAGAATGCTTGATTGACCGTAATGCTCGACGCATAGAACGCTTCCATACGAGATAGAAGGCCTTTATGTTTCTCATCATAGTATTGGGGTCCTATATTAGGAAAAATCACGTTCCTCTCCTTTTTAAAAAGGTAACTGGACCTATTCTAGAAAGGAGAAGTCTTAAAGGGAATAGAGATAGATAAAAAATAGAAAATGGCTATTATAACAATCGTAGGGGTTTCAACATTCTACAATTTCAAGAGGTTAAGTAGTTGATCGCTACGTAGCCTCTTTTAAATTTTCACAAGGTTCTTGGCTCTTACTTATCTTCTTACTTTTTTTAGCGTTTCGTCGGGCTACTTCTTCCTGGCAATGGGGCATACAGCACCAAAAGCCTTTATCATCGTGCTTTCCTATAAGAGAAGAGCATTTTCCGTTTATATCATCCATAGGGTGTGCACAGTTATAACAAACTATTTTTCCGGCAATACCCCTGAAATAAGAAGAGGGATCACCGCATAACCAACAATATTTATACATTACTAATACCACTAATTGCTTTAAAAGCAGCTAAACCCTTAGATTGTGCTTTTCGTATATATTCTGGATAAATAAGAGGAGTAATTGGTTGTATATCCTGTGATTTAGGTCTACACGCCTTACATGACCAGAAAACAACGTTTTTACCGTGGAAGGTATAATGTCGTTCTAGTTTATTAACGTGTCTTATAAGGTAATTTTGAACTCTCTTTTTGTAATCGCTCATTAGATCCCCATGAAGCATTCCATTTTTGGCTCTTTAAACACTCCATCTTCCCTATCTATAACCACACAAGTTCCCTTGTCTAAGCAACCTATGAGTGTGTCTTTTTGTATAGAATAGGCTTCATTGGCAGCAAATAAGAGATAACGTTCAGAAAGACCGCTATCTGCTACTAACTCTTTACTGGCATGTTGTTTGTAGGTTTGTTTGAAAGCTTCTACCAAAAGTTGATATGGACTGTGCATTGAATACCATTGCTGATAAGACAAGTGGTACGCTTTAATGCGTAGTTTATCTAAGCACATCTGACAGGGCACAAACCATCGATCTAATACTAGACAGGTACATTTGGGCTCATAACACATACATCCGCAAGTACATTCGCTCATTATTCTCCTTTTATCTCCAAAGCTTTAGCTTTCGTATACGCTCCATTATTTTATTGAACTGGTCAACAGTAGTATCCTCGATATTCTCTATCCCAAATACCTGTAACGAATCAGCTACTAATTGGGGACTAGATAGTAGTACTTTTCTTAAATCCTCTAACTGCTGGGCAGATATTTTAGCCATTATGCTCCTTAGAAGGATTAGAGGGAGCAATGTCTAAACTCCCCCTAAGTGCCCAACCATAAAATAATGAAGGTTAATTTTGCCGCTAACTTACAACGGGTTCTTCTTTCTTGCAACCCTTACATTGGCATTCACCATTGATAAGGTTCATGCTCTTGACGTAATCCCAACGGTCTTTGGCCCAAGCGAAGAATTGTTCTTTGTGTTCAGGGAACTCTAGCTCTGCTTGGTGAATCACGGGGCTCAATAAGGCTAGGTAATTGACCAGTCTATAGTCGGTACCGTTAGGACCTTTTAGCTTGATAGTCTTTTCCTCATCGGTTAGCTTTTCATCGGCGGTTATCTCTGTTGCTTCTTTATAGGTGTTATAAAGATTCTGCATTGCCCATGCCACCATGTGCTGAAAAGCCTGTTTCTGATCTAGCATTACAATCTCCTTTTTCGCTGATAATAATACTTTATGTCAATTATCTATTCTGCTTTAACCATTCGCTTAGGTGTTTAGCTATATTTTTATCCTGCTTCATGGGTTCCGTGTACCATACCAATGCTAGACGAAACTCATGTATCTCTTTTAGGAAGTCATTCATCTTACCTATTCGTGAATGAAGGTTTAATAGGAGATCGCGTTCGTCATGAGCGCCAGTATTCATAACATGTTCAATTAGTTGAAGCATATGCTCTGCGGTTAAGTGAAGCTGCTCTAAGACCTCATGGTTTTCATACATAGTGTTTTCGGCAGCCATTATAGCCTGTATACGTTCGGCTAAGTGAACCTTTTCATCGCCCATAATTCAACCTCTATGACATGGCCTACTATGTACAGTTCGAACTTTCTTTAGTCTTGCAAAGTCGGCATAGTTCAGCTCCTCTTTTTTCTGAAAGCTGATAGAGAAAGTTAAGTATTTCTACTTCAAACCTATAAAGAGCATTAAACCCAAGATTATCCAGAGAGCTTATCTCTTTTTTTAGGTAATTGATTCTTTTATGCATTGTGCAAGCTACCGAATCATAAGGGTCTATAGTGTTATCTTGATCATAAGATTCACAATTGAAATCTGAGTCATTCATTGTTATACCTCTTCAATCCAGGAACTTTGGTCCAATTATAATTAGATAACTTTTCTGGTCCCTTCCTAAGGGGGATAATGGGGACATAAGTATCTGGATTAAAGGATGATATTTGCTTATCAAAAGCTTTCCAGAAAACTTCTCTACCCTTCTTCAGATTCTCGAATATATGATGGGCCTGCTTACGTAAGATGCGCTTGAATATCCTACGCCTACGAATGCTTTGTTTCATCACATCCTCCTTTGTCTCTACAATGAGGACAAACATCAGCTAGTTCATCCATGAACATTAAAAAAAGAAGATTATAAGCCTTTTGTTCAATCTTACGAAAGTCGTCATCGCATTCGTTGCATAGAGAAAAGGTTCTTTTATTAACTATATGGTTATTACCACGCCAAAATCTATTATAAGGAATTTCTTGGGAACATTTAGCGCAATTCATCAAAACTCCCTACATTTGAGTTTCATCATCAAAGGTTCGCCGTTTTCTAATATCCTCATTAAACTAGAATTTGGGCGACAGACCACTCCTTCCATCACTTGAGGATTCTGTGAGCATAAAGAAAGAGGCTTTGATTTCACATAATCAACTACCTCTTGCTCGGACATAACCCCAATGATCGGCGCGTAATAAATACCTAAAGAACAAGCTGCCTTTTTTACGTCACGCTGAAACCACCAGTAATTTTGATGAACATCGAATAGAATAAAACCTATGTCTGGACGGTAATTAGGTCCCGCTTTCTGGATATTACCACCGTAGCCTTCTCCAAATAACTGTAGTTTTGATCCATCCTTTATTTCCCTATGAGAGAATACGTGGCGTAACTTATCGACAGTGAATACTGCGTTTAAGTAACTAAAAAGATCTTTAGGCAGATCAGAATCATCTCGTCTGCCCTTAAACGTGACAGTTTTACCGTCGTAGATTATACGTACATTAGTTCCGTCTATCTTCTCTTGAACTAACCAGTATTTTACATTAGCGAATTCTGGAACCGCATAATCGCCTACAATAAAAGATTGGCGACCTGATTGATAATCAGGATTGTTCTTCTTTCCTTCGTCTAAATACCAACCTTGTCTTTTCCATAAGCTATGAATCTTGGGGTATTCCATGCTAACTCCTAGGGAAATACTTAAAGTAGAACTTTAATAGGTCTATTAAGTCTTCAATGGCCATATGAACTTGCTCGGCTATTACTTGTAACTGTGGATCATTCTTATCCAATGTAGCTGCATGAAAAATAGAGCATGAGTGTGGTGGATTATCTATCCTTAAATAATGCTCAGTAACAATAAAGTAAGGCTTTTTATTCATTCTGAAACCACCATCTCTTTAGGGAAGCCAAACTCCTTCCATGGCTTCCAGAATCGAATCTCATGTGTCCAGCCATGACCCCAATGGTCTTCTTCATCGGGCGTATGGTATGTTCTGGTCACATCCATATTCATCCATTGGTTACAATGACGCCTCAATATTACTATCAGAGCGTCTTGGATTGGATCGGTGCCGAATTCTTTACGTCCTTGCATAATAGCCACAATAATACCGTCTTCTTCTCTAGGGGGAAGTTGTTGTTCAACTGATATCCAGTCCATTTAATACCTCGGTAGATCATCTCTAAATATTGCCGGCATTCTACTATTTAAACCGTATCGTGCTTCCATATAATCCCTATCTATATCTTCCTGGGTCTTGCCATCTTGGGTCTTTGGCAACGTTATACACATATACCTCATAGCATCTGCATAGTGGCTATTCTGGTCATGTAGCGGATGGGACTTATAAACGTTACGCTTAGCATCAAACTCTTGTCTATAGCCCTCAAGCGCCCTGATCAAAGGCTTACAACGCTGCTCGTCGATCCATACTTTTGGGAGTGTTGATCTTACTGCTTCTATCCCATCCATAATAGAAAGATCTGGAGCAACTATAAAGTCTATGCCTAGGTGATGGGCTTTCTCTAATCGTGTCATACCGGAACCCCACTCTTTCACTTTGACATCATGCGGTGCCACAAAATGATTATAAAGGTAAGGTTTGGACCTAATAACACCTACGTAATGCTCTAATCCCTCTTTATTCTTGTCATAACAATCAATTATGCGAAGCGTAGTACCAATCTGTTGCCACCATATAAGACAGGTGCTATCACGCACACCTATATCAATCGCGAGATTCACCTTAAATGCAGGCTCCCATGGCACTATACCTATCTGTCCCTTAATGCGCATATTATCAAGATACTTAGAGTAGAAACTACCCTCAACACCCATTTCAAACGATGTATAATATTCTTGCTGAATTAAATCTTCAGACATGATACCTTCAGCGCGCTCTCGTTCTATTTCTAGAAGAGGTATGTGCATAGTATCATCTAGAGAGAGTTTATAGCAGAACCAGTCTTTAGATTCTTTAGCAATATTATACAAATGGTATAAATGATTTTTGCCTCTAGGCGTGGACAGGAAGAGAGCCCACCCATCATTCGCTGCTAGAATAGGTCTTAAGAACTGATAAGCTCTAGGATCTTGTAATGCATATTCGCTAAATACAATACCTTGAGGGTTAGTACCAACAAGAGAGTCAAAATTATCACTGCCAACGATCTGAAACAGAGATCCATTCTTAAACCTCACCTTCATTTCTTGACTGTTAATCGATTCGATAACCTCCTTAGGAATATACTCAAGTATACGCTGGCCCTGGTTATTGATCGAGTCGAATAAAATTTTTCTTCCCTGGCTGTAGGTAGGGAAGATATAGTAGATAACGCAGACCTTCTTTAGCAAATAACGTATGCAATAATTAAATGCAGTGACATCCTTGCCTGCACGACGAGGAAGGATCGCCAAGACACGTTTATACCCTTTATTCTCCAGAGCATCCAGGATCGGTAT